CATTGTCTCCACCGCACAATGAGCAAACATGGCCCCGATGAAGTAGATATTTGGGGCCGTGATTGGGCTCGCCAGCGGCGCATAATGTTGGGCATCGAGGTGAATTCAAGCGACAGGATCATGCCGCGGGAGCGTCTGGGGCAAATCCGCTGCACACTGGCTCAAATACGCGAAGAGCGGGAAGGAGCGGGCCAGCACAATATGAAAGTGGGGCCTAACGGGCACCCCGACCAAACCTGGCCGGAAGTTTACACAGGAATTTCACTCGACATTCATCGGGCCTATCAGGTGATGCCACCAGGGCTCAAGGATGCGATGCACCTGCACTATGTGTGGTGGGAGGTCTGGGCCAGGCACAAGGCGAAGTGTCTGGGGGTTTCGCCGGCCCAGTACTGGATCACGGTTGGGAACATGAAAAGCTTTCTATTTGGGGCCATTACAGCCCAACCCAGGTCAATGGCCACATCAATAGCCTCGGAATCGTCTAGATGACTCACAAAGCCAAGCGCCCAGGTGGCCACAAGAAAGACCGTGGTGAACGCCAGCGCGCCCAGGGAAACCCGGCCCGTGGTGTTGGGATAGTAGCTAATCCGGCACCGGTCGAGCGATTACCCGGTGCTGGTGATTGGTCGGACGAGAAAGCCGACCTGATTTGCGCCAGGCTCGCTGAGGGAACCAGCCTGTACCGGATTACGCGGGACCCCGCGATGCCGTGCCTCCCCACAGTGTATAAGTGGATGCGCGAGCGGCCGACCTTTGCTGCAAATTACGCACGCGCCAGGCTCGATCAAGCTGACACCTACGCCGATGAATCAGTAGAAATCGCCGATACGCCGCAAATCGGAGTCAAGGTGAAGACTGGGCCGAACGGCATTGAAACGACAACGGCTGACATGACCGAGCATCGCAAGCTGCGCATCGATACACGCAAGTGGTTTGCCTCCGTCACAAACCCGAAGTATCGCCAAAAAGTCGATACGCGCCTCATCGCCCAGATGATGCCCGCTCCCGATACATCGTCGATGATTAGCGACGATGATGCCGCCATGTCCTATCGCGCTTTGTTGCCTATGCCCGTGCGTAACGATGTCTAATGCCGCTCAATTATGCCTTTGATTGGCACAACCCCGATTACGCTGCGGTGTTCAGGCACCGAGAGAATCATCTGCGCAGCATTCGTGCGTCGGCGCCGGGTTTTGCGCCGCTGATTAAGTATTACGCTCGACACCCCGCCCAGATGATTATCGACTGGGGCGTGACGTTCGATCCTCGCAACCTCGACATCGGGCGCCCTGCGTTCATTCCGTTCGTGCTGTTCCCGAAACAGGAGGAGTGGGTTGATTGGGCCATTGCGCGTTGGCGCGCACGAGAGCGGGGCTTGACGGAGAAGTCCCGGGACTCGGGCGTCTCGTGGCTTGCGATTGGCCTCGCGTGTACGCTCTGCACAACGTACAAGGGCATGATCGTGGGGTTCGGGTCGCGCAAGCAGGAGTATGTGGACGAACTCGGGCAACCAAAATCCCTCCTTGAGAAGGCACGTATTTTCATGGACTGGCTGCCGCACGAGCTGCGTGCAGGGTGGAACAAGAAAACCGCGCCGCAGATGCGCATCATGTTCCCCGACACGGGCAGCGCGATAACCGGGGAGATCGGTGACAGCATAGGCCGCGGCGACCGCACCACGCTGTACTTCGTCGATGAGGCGGCGTGGCTGGAACATCCCGAGACGGCGGAAACGGGGTTGCTAGGCACGACGAATTGCCGCATCGATGTCTCGACGCCCTCTGTGCAGGGTATGGCCTCGCTCTTTGCGCAGCGCCGGCACGCGGGCAAGACGCCGATATTCACGCTGCATTGGCGCGACGATCCGCGCAAGGGGCAAGCGTGGTACGAGCGGGAGTGTGAAAAAGCGGACGATCCGGTGGCGATTGCGCAAGAGATCGATATCAACTATCTCGGGTCGTCGGAAGGGGTGCTTATCCCGTCCCCTTGGGTACAGGCCGCCATCGACGCGCACACGCGCTTAGGGATCGTGGTCACGGGCGAATCCCGCGGCGCGCTCGACATTGCGGACGAGGGAATTGACAAGAATGCCTTTATTGGGCGCAAGGGCATTCTCGTCAATCACGCGGAGTCGTGGAGCGGTAAGGGCAGCGACACGTACAAGAGCACTCTGCGTGCTGTCAACTTGTGCGATGACCTTGGATACCGTGCCTTCGACTACGACGCAGACGGTATGGGCGCGCTCGTGCGCGGCGACGTGAATGCCATCAATGCGATGCGCGAAAGTGAATCGAAGCGCCTGGTCATTGCGTGTTCGTTCCGGGGCAGTGCGAGTGTCGAGGGGCTGTACGATCCTGATGGGATGATGGTGGAGGGGCGTGTCAATCGCGACTACTTTTTGAACCTCAAGGCGCAATCCTGGTGGGCGCTGCGTATTCGGTTCCGCAACACGTATCGGTGGGTGGTGGAGGGGATGCCGTGCGATCCTGATGAAATCATTTCGCTCGATAGCACATTGCCCGAACTCACGCAACTTACCATGGAACTCTCGCAGCCCAAGTACGTGCGCAATGAAGTGGGCAAGTTAAAAGTCGATAAGCAGCCCAAAGGCACGAAGTCCCCGAACCTTGCCGATGGTGTGATGATGGTCTACAACCCCACACAGCGCACGGAGGAGACATGGATGCGGATTGCGGAGATGGCATGAACGCGACAGCACAAGAGCAGGCGCAACTCACGATACCCCCGACGGTTGCGATTCCGGACGACTTCACGGTGGCGAAGCTCGCGTTGCGCCCGGACGAAGTCCTCGTGATGCGGTTGAGCGAGCGCACGACGAAGCACGCGACGCAAGAGTACCTGACACAGCTCGCTCAACAGTTGAAGGCGGTGCTGAGCGACGCAAGAATACTGGTGGTGCCCTGGGGCACTGACTTTGCCGTCATCACGAAGGAGGAGCTCCCATGACCGCGCTGCTATACGGACTCAACGAACTCGGGGCGCTCGCGAAGGACGATCTCGCGGAGCAAATGCAGACGAAAACCCTGCACGTCTCGGGCGATGGGCGCGTGACGGACTTGTCCTTGAAATCGCTGGAGCCGAAGTTCACGAATCGCGCGGCAGAGCCCCGTGTCGAGGCGCTCACGGGCGTCGAGCAGGTGCGCTTCGCGGCGTGGCTGAAGTTCAAGAATGAGGAGGACGAATCGAAGATCGTGATCGCGCGGCAGGCGGACTTGCCACAAATCGCGATTGATGTGATACGGCGCAGGATCGAGCAGCGGACGTTTGTGATGAAGGAGCTGACTTGAGGCAAGACGCTGTGTGGTCGATCGACGGTGAAATCAGGTGAAAGCAAAGCAGCCCTCGGCCCGTCGCGCGAAGACGCAGGATGCGAAGTCCGCGAAATCGTTCGCAACGCAAGACTCCTTCGTCAACTACATGACGCACACGGGCTTGGGCTCGGGGAACCAGGGCGACGCGGGCATGTACGCCTTCCGCCCGATTACGCGCGTGCGGCAGCAGATCGAGTGGGCGTATCGAGGCTCGTGGATCGTCGGCCGAGCGGTCGATACGCGGGCGGAGGACATGACGCGGGAGGGCGTGGAGATTATCACGGACGATGCTCCCGACCGCATTGCGGAGTTCGAGAAGCACGTCGCCGCTCTGCAAGTGTGGGGCGCGCTGTGCCAGACGCAAAAGTGGGCGCGGCTGTACGGCGGGGCGCTCGCGTTCATGATGATCGAGGACCAGGACCCCGCGACGCCGCTGCGCCTCGAAACCTTGCGCCAGGGACAGTTCAAGGGACTGCTGCCTCTCGACCGTTGGGTCGTGACGCCCTCGCTCTCGGATCTCGTTGATGAGTATGGCCCGATGTTTGGCATGCCGCGCTTCTATGACACGGTTGCGGATTCCGGGGGCATCCCCCGCATGCGCATTCACTACTCGCGCGTGCTGCGGTTCGAGGGCGTGAGGCTGCCGTACTGGCAGAAGATTTCGGAGAATCTGTGGTCGCAGTCAGTGCTTGAGCGTCTGTGGGACAGGCTGCTCGCCTTCGACTCAACCTCACAGGGCGTGGCGCAGCTCGTGTACAAGGCGCATTTGCGCACGCTCAAGATGAAGAACCTGCGCACGATTCTCGCGGGCAATGCCCAGGCGGAGAAGGCGGTGCAGAAGCAAGTCGCCATCATGCGCTACAACCAGACGAATGAGGGCATCACGGTCATCGATGCGGATGACACGTTCGAGTCGCATGCGTACACGTTCACAGGGCTCGATGCGGTCATGGCGCAGCAGGCAGAGCAACTCGCAGGGGCCACCCGTACGCCCCTCGTGATGCTTTTTGGTCAGTCGCCCGCGGGGTTCTCGACGGGGGATGCGGACATCCGCAATTATCAGGAGTCGATAGCGAACGACCAGGCGACCGACATGGCCGCGCCCGTCGATATTCTCTACCGCGTCGCATACCGCTCTTTCTGGGGTCGGGACACGCCCGAGGTGTGGGCGCTGAAGTTCCGACCGCTGTGGAAAATGACGGACGGGGAGAAGGCGGACGTGGCGGTCAAAAAGACGACCGCCGTGACGCAAGCCTACGATGCGCAGCTCCTCACGCAACAAGGCGGCATGAAGGAGTTGAAACAGATGGCGAATCAGACGGGCATGTTCTCGAACATTCAGGACGAGGACATCGAGGCGGCCAAGGCCGAACTCGCCCCGTCGCCCGAGGAACTGATGGCATCCGCGAAAGCGCAGCTCGGCGGCGCGGGGGAAGGGAATGAGGTCGGGGGCGGCCCCGACGATCCTGCCATGCCGGTGAAGCCCACCGGGACGCCTAAATTGAGGGCGGTGAAGTGACGAAGTACTCTGAGTTGTCAAACTCTCAGCCGTTGCCCGTTGACCTGACGCCCGAAGGCTTGGAGAAAGTATTGCGCGAGTTCTTCTCAGCGCCGATTCGCGTGACGCTCCCCCGTAAGATCGTGCCCCCGGACTACTTCACGGACCCCGAGGTGAAACGGCGTGTGGACGTGTATTACGGTGATGTGGCAGATGGCGACTTGCTGTCGACATTCGAGGTATGAACCCCAACCTTGCCGGCGTGCGCCGTGGATTCGTTCAATCGCACGGGGAACCCCCTGTTCCCCTGCCGACCGGGGATAAGTTGTCCTTCAAGCGCCTTGATCGACGGCCGAAAACCGCTCGCGCCGAGCAGCAGTACTTTGCGGGGTTGCGCTCGATTGCCGATCATGTAGCGCGCATGATTCGCTCCTACCCGAGCCTCGAGACCGAGGGGGCTGCGGAGCTGACCTCGTTGCTGTACGAGTACGCGAAGGCGCTGAAGCCTTGGGCCAAGCGCCATGCGCTCAAAATGCTGATGGATGTCAACGGGCGGGACATCGATACATGGCGCGCATTGTCGGGCGCCCTGGGGCAGCAATTGCGTTTCGACATCCGCAATACACCCGTCGGGCATTTGTTCGCAGAGCGTATGGCGGAGCAAGTCGATCTCATCACCTCGCTGCCGACGAAGGCTGCGCAGCGCGTCGTTAAGCTGACGCAGGAGGCGCTCGTCAACGGCGTGCGCTCAACGGACTTGATCGATGAGGTGATGCGGTCGGGAGAGGTGACGTTCAATCGCGCGAAGTTGATTGCGCGCACGGAAGTCGCGACAACGGCGAGCGTGCTGCAAGAGGCGCGGGCACGGCAGGCGGGCTCGACCCATTACACATGGGAAACGGCGGGCGATGCAGATGTGCGCCCCGGGCACCGAGTGATGCAGGGGCAAGTGTGCTCGTGGGACAATCCCCCGCTCGTGAATGAGAACGGTCGCATGATGCGGCATCACCCAGGACGCATCTGGAATTGCCGCTGCTGGCCCGCCGCCATCATTCCGGAACTGTAATGGGCTGGTTTCATAACCGGGCTATCTGGCCGCTCGAATCTTTACTCCTCTCACTCCACGAAAAGGTAAACAGCATGTCTACTCAGCTCACTCAATTGACCACCGCCGTACAGCAATTGCAGAACGATGTGACGACGTTGATTACGGATGTGGCGACGGAGGTTGCCGCGTTGAATGCGCAGATTGCCGCATTGCAAGCCGCCAATCCGTCGATTGACTTGTCGGGTGTGATTGCGTCGGTCGCAGCCATCGATGCCGCAGTGACCGCAGCGACGCCCGCAACCACGGCGAGTGCCGCCGCGGTCAAGAGCGCGGCAGAATCGCCCAAAATCTGATCCCCTGTGTACAGATCTGTAGAGTCGTTGGACTCCCTTCAGCCGCCTCTACGACGGTCGGGCGGGATCGAGAGCTGCGCAGCGCCGAAAGTCGTACCATGCGTGGCACCGCCTCTTGTTTTGGACCCCTTGCCGCGCGCCGTGCTCTGCTACCTTACGGAGCGGGCGCGTTGCTTTTTCACCCGCCGGCATATCGCCTTGCACGTTACAGCGACGAAGCAGGAACTCGATTATGCACTCGTGGGACTGCTTTCACGGGGCTATATTGTGCGCATGCTGGGATTGTACGGAGTGCTGCGCACAGCGGACGAGGTGCCCACGTTCGATGCGGTAGAGGAATCGCTCGAACAGAGACTCTGCCCGCGTTGCCTGGGGATGAAGCCCTCCAATCAGTTTTATGCAGCCACCAATCGAAACTGCAAAACCTGCGTTAAGCAGGCGTCGCTCGCACGCTATTACGCCTCGAAGCGTTCGAGGCTGTAAGCGCACCCTTTCCACGCACAATAGGCGCCGACCGTTCGTTTCAACGTCAACGCGCGGTGTGCCGGCTCCGCATGCGTTCGGGCGGAGTGGCGTGCTCAATAGTCCGAACGCCTTTTCAACACACACTATTTCCCTCTAGGAGTATCATCGCATGACGGCCTCAGCCCAGCTTGACGGACGAGTGGATTTTTATGGTACGCGAGCGGCGCTCGTCGCCGCCATGCCCAATGGCCCCGGAGCCTCGGGCTGCATTGCGTTCACGAGTGACCAGGGGTTGCAGTACTGGAACCCCGCCACCTTATCCTGGAACAGCGTATCGATCCCGGGCGCGTACATGCCCGCCGCTGCCAATGGGGTCGCGGATATTTTGTGGAAGCCCGTGAGCAGTGCGAATGCGCTCACGTTCACGGCAACGCTCGCCGCTGCGGCCTCGTCCGCAACCCTGAATGCGAATTGGAGCGGAAACACGGGTCTGTACCCGGTCACGCTCTCGACAGGGCAGGTGCTCAACGCCGTGCTCACGAACGGCGCGACCTCGTGTCCGTTCTACGTCTACCCCACGCCCGCCACCGGCACGTATGCGGTCGCGGGCGCAGTCTCGTCCGCGGCGACGGCGAATGCAACGGTAGCGGGACAAGCGCCCGTGGTCGGTGTGTCGAATTACTACTCCGTGTCGGCCTCGATTGCGGCCGCAGGAACCGCCGTGCTCGCCGCGACGAAGCCCGATGTGCCGCGCAACTTGATTGGCGCGTGGACGACCTCGAGCACCGTGACGGCAGCAGGCCTCGATTACTACGGCACGGCGCAGACGGAGGTGCAGACGGGCACCTCGTTCACGGGGAAAAAGACGTGGTCGGCGATAGCCAGCATCACCTCCTCCGCCTCGATTACGGGCGCGACGTTTGGCACGGGCAATGTGCTGGGCCTGCCGTTTCATGTGCCGTCGGGCGGCATTCTCGCCATGATGTTCAACGATGCGGCGGACGCAGGGACGTTTGTGGCGCGCGATCTCACATCCCCCGCGACTTCGAGCACGGGCGACGTGCGCGGCACCTATACGCCCGCGGGCACGTTGAATGGGGCGAAGTATTTGACCGCGCTGCTGCGCGTGGATTACTCGTCGCAGTTTGGCACCTTGGGCGTGCCGCCCGCATGAGGAGGATGGCCGTTCCTTTGAACAATTGTGCGCAATGTTTGCGGAGGTTGCCCTGACATGAAACTGCCCATAAGATTCCTCTTGTTCTACGCGGTAACAGCCCTCATCACGCTGCTGGTGCTGTTTACGCTCGCACGAGCGCAGCAAAATCAACAGGGCGTGACGCAGTTTTATCTGGTGGGGAGCGCCTCGACGGCAGCCAAGGTGACGGGGACGGCAGTGCTGTGGCCCGGGGGTTCTGGCGCCTTCGATTGCGTGGGCACCTGGAATGGCGCCACCGTCACGCTCTCGATGCTCGCGTCGGACGGCTCAACGTACGTTGCCGCAGGCACAGGGGCCGCGGGCGGCGTGTTCACGGCGAATGCCCTGACGAACTTCACCTGGGGCCGAGGTTACATTGAGGGCATCGTCACCGCGGCGGGCAGCTCTACCGCGTTGCAATGCTCGGTGCGCCCCCTGTTCGTCGCGGTGCAATGATGCGGATCTTCGTAGGGTTAGCGGGGCTGCTGCTGTCGGCAGCCGCGTTCGCGCAGGTCGCGCCGATCAACGGTAGTAGTGGCGGCAGCGTCACCAGCGTCGGCCTCGCCGACGGCTCGACCGCGCCCTTCTACACGATCACCAACTCGCCAGTCACCGGCGCGGGGACGCTCACCTTCACGCTCGTGACCCAGGCGGCAAATTGCGTGCTCGCGGGGCCGACCTCGGGAGCTGCTGCGCAGCCGACGTGTCGCTCGTTGGTGGCTGCGGATCTGCCGACTATTCCTTCAACGCAGATTAGTGGGTTAGGCACCTTCGCGACGGCCAATACCACAACGGCCCCAGCGATCACGATGGGAACGGGGAATGCCATAACCCCCTCAAGTGGCGGCGGCATTGTTGGCGTTACCAGCAATAACGCAGCCGCTGCGGGCACGTATGGTGAATTGCAGTTCATCAACTGCAATGCCAACTCCAGCCAGACCGTCACCATTGCTTACTCGACGGGCACGATCCCTGCGGCGATTGTTTGGACCACAGCCATCCAGTGGGTCGTGTCACCGACGAATCCCGCCGCGTGGACCTGCGGGGTTGTGTTCACGACAAGCGGCAGCCTGCCAACAGGCATTTCCACAGCGACCACGTATTGGGTCGTCGGGGCGTTGGTTTCTGGAACCACGTTCTACCTGACGGATACCGCTGCCCACGCTCTGGCATGTGCTTCGACCTCTTGCACCGGCATCGTGAATATCACCGCCGCAGGCAGCGGCACTCAAACCGCGACGATGGGGCCGATTCTTACCACGGCAACGTGGACTGCGGGCGCCGCAATGAATTTGCAAGCGGGCGATTGGGACTGTTACTCGCTCTGGCAAGGCACCGGGGCATCGCTGACGGCATCAATCGGCTACAAATCTGCTGTCTACACTTCGGTGGGACTACCCGCCAACAATTTGTACAGCACAGTCTCCTACGCTTCCACTTCAACGGGAAATCCGTTCGAGGCCCT